ATGACGCATTTGTGCGTCCGCCATAAGCATTTTAGTTCTTTGACGGTTTTTAAAAATGTGAGAGCCAGCTTGAGCGGCTAATTTAATAGCGCTAAACCACATATTAGTACCAAGTAGCTTTTCTTTTCTTTTCAGCTAACATTCCTTTTTGACCTTTGACCTGTTCTTTGTCTCCCATTGGCAAACCATTGAACGCTTTGTCAGCTGTAGTCTTAGATCTAGGATCTACTTCTACATTTTGATCAGGAATGTTAATCATTTTTTGTTTTTTATAGTTCATCATGATTTTTTACCTTTTTCTACTCCTTTTATAACACCTTTATTCTTAGATGCATAGAATATCTTTTCACCTTTTTTCTTACCATACTTTTTTTTCATGGATTTCATGATTTTTTTACCTTTTTCAGTCATCGGCATGATTAATCGTCCATCATTACTTTAGCTTGACTAATTCCTTTGCCTGCAAGGCTTACTCCAGCTCTTAATTTAGCTAAATCTTCGTTTTGTTCCATCTTATCTTCAGCTAATTCTCTTGCTTGCATCAATTTTGCTCTGTTTAACTCTACTTGAGACTTGTCATATTCTTTTTTACGTTCATTTTCCATTGCTCTTAGGTCAACTTCACGTGCTTTTAGCTTCAATAGTGGGTCTGAATCGAATTGAGAAGTAATTTTGTTCTCTTCTTTCATAAAATCATCAGTCATTTCAGCTATTAACACTGCTTTTCTTGCTTCAATTTGTTGTGTCATCTGTTGAAGTTGTTGTTGAACCTGTGGATTTGTTGCAGCTTGCTGTTGCATCATCTGCATTTCAGCTAATTGCTCTCTAAATTCAAGTTGAACTTGTTCTTGAGCCATAATTGAAATGTGTTCTAGTATATTTTTTTGTATTGATGCCATAATCGCAGGATTATTTCTAACCATGTTAGTTGACATGAAGTTTAAATGCGCTGTGATGTGAGCTTGATGGTCTTGACCTGGGAAAGCTTGGAAAGGTTTACCACCTAAAGCATTAATATGTTCTAAACTTGGATCCATTGGAGCCATTGGTGCTGGTGGAGGTAGAACTGCATCTACATCTTTTACTCCAATTGCTTCATACATGTTTCTATAAACTTGATACATGTTGTGTAAGTTTGGATTAGCAGTTGCAATTTGTAATTGCGTTTGTGCTAAAGTAATTCTTTGAGACATTGAAAATATATTAGGATCCGCAACTGGGATTACATCTATTCTATCATCAAAATCTGTTTGCTTAATATTTCTTGCACCACCTACAACATCATAAGGATATTCTGGTGGTAAATATTGTGCAACTATTTTTCCTAATAATTTAAATTCATTCTTCATTGCTGCATAACATCTTTTGTGAATTGCAGACATAACTCTTGAACCACGTTCTAATAATGCAACAGTTGTACCTACAGCTGCTCCTTGGTTACCATCACCAACTTGCATATCAGCAATAGCCGCGAATCTTTGACCTGCTTGAACAACAACTCCTAATAATTGTAATAATGTTGGAGAAGGTTCTTTGTATGGTAAAGGAAAGAATGCATCTCTTAATGATCCACCCGGTGCATCTACATCTTTAAACTCACCTGGTTGAATTGGAGAAGCTTCATCTCTAACTCTTACACCACGTTGTTTAAATCCTGCAGGTAAGTTTGCAAGTGTACCCGCGTCTAGCAATTGACGGAGAGCCGTCGTTGCTGTACGGCTCAAACCGCCAATCATATGAATGAGACCAAAGCCATAAAATCCTAGTCCTGGCAGAAATTTGAAATGGACGAAGTATTGGATTTTATTTTTCTTTATGTCATCGGGTGCATAGTTCCTTCTAATAGAAAGAACTTTTCTACTACCTTCTTCGACTGTTACGATGTAAGGTAATTTTATTCCTGTTGGTTCGCCATCAGCTCCAACGTCTTCGAAACCTTCTAAATCTAAATTAGTATGACATTCCAATAAAGTGTACATGTCATCTTGTTTTCCAGATCTTCGTGTACCTTCTAGTTCATGTTCTTTTCTCTCTAACTCATTAGAGTCGCTAGATCCAGGTGTTCCTAATTCAACATCAGAATAAAATCCATTGACTTGTTGTTTTCTTAATTCGTTCTCAGAAATTTTTACAGTATGAATTACTGCCTCCGCATCATCTAATGAGGTAGCTGTATACGGGACAACTAATTCATCTGCTGGTACAAACTTTGATACCACTCTTCCCATATTTACATCATAGTAAATTTTTTTAAATGTTGATCCTGATAATGGTAAATGAAATAACATAGAATCAAATTCAGATTCATATTCTTTCATCGTGTCCATGATTAAATAGTTCATGTAATCTTTAACACGTTGAGCTTGTTGCTCTGTTTGTGGATTTTTAATTCCGATTACTTGTGTTCTAACTGGACCATCTGCAGGTAATAATTCTTTGTAAGCTTGAGCTTGGAATTGAGTTACTGCTTCTGCTAATACTGGGTGTGTTGCACCTGAAGCACCTTGGAAAGGTTCTGTTCTATTATCATATTTAAATCCTAATAGGTCTAAACCTTTTGTATAAGATTGTTCCCAATCTTTTCTTGAATTTTTATAGTCCATAAAGTTTTGAACCATTTCATTTCCAATAGGTTCTAAAACTTCGTCTGGTAAAATATCTGCTAAATTATCAAAATGATTTTGTGATCCCATAGTGTTTACTGCACTTGGATCAAAATCAATAGTTGCACCACCATCTTCTTCTGGTGTTATTTCAACGGGTCCTTTTTCTACTTCTTCCTCAACACCAACTTCTTCTTGCATCTCCTCTTCTGAAGGGATTTCAACTTCCGTACGTGTGTTAGGGAGTCCTTTGTCTATATCTGCCATTTAATACTCCTAGTACCTCTTAACATTGTTTTTAACAGATAGCAACCCTTGAGGCGTTGGGCCTGATTGAGGGGGAATTGAGTTAGGTCTTCTAATTTCTGCTATTCCTCCACCTGCTAAATTAGCAACTCCTCCTGCATCTGCAATTCTTTGCATTGCCTCTTCTTCTTGAAATTGAGATCTCAAAGAATCTAATCCTCCTAAAGTTCTTGCAAAACTTGGAGTAAGTCTTTCTGTTGTTTTTAAATTTATAATATCTTGAGGATTATATCCTGCATTTTGTAACATTTTAATTAAATCTTCATCAGAGTATTGATAATATAAATTTTGCATCGCTTTGTTTGCTTGATACATTCTTCTATCTTCCGCTAATGATCCTTGTGGAGTTCCAAAAATTCCTAAATCAAATCTTCGTTTACCTTCTTGTGCCCTTAAATACTCTTTTGCTTGTTCTGATGCTTCTTTAAACGCATCGTTAGATATAATACTTGCGGACAAGTTAGCTCTTGCTCCTTGTTCTCTTGCATCTGCTGCTGCAGGAAAATATTGATCCATTCTACCTGCTCTTTTTGCTCTTTTTGCTTCAGCTGCCGCTTTATTAGCAAAAGACAATTGATCTTGTGCTGAGAATCCTGCTCTAAGAAGATTTGCATTTGGTCCATCAATAGTTTTATCGTTTATTGTTCTAGTCAACATACGATCTCTTTCCATTAACATTGGATCTAGTTCCCCTCTATATTTTCTTGGATCTAAATATGATAAATAACTTTCAGCCCATGCTTGATCTAAAGGTTTACCACCTAAAACTTTATTACCAATAATTGCACCTTCAAATACTGCTTCACCAAGCAAGGCACCTGGTCCTAAAACATTTTTTAATAAACCACCTCTTGATGCAACTTTAGCAACATCAACTAATTCCTTTGCAGCTTTTTTATTTCCTGATGCTGCTAATTTTTTTTGTTCTATTAAACCATCTCTAATACATTCATCACTTAAAGCAAAACCAATACGTCCACCCTCTGCTCTACCAATTTTACATTTATCTAATTTACTATAACTTGTTATGTTTTGTAAAATTTGTTTTCCTAATATATCTTGTGTTTTAATTTTAGGATTTATTTCAGATAAGAAAAACTTCTTATCTTTGTAAACTTGTTTTATGTTTTCTTGAGAAGCTTTTCCATAAGAATCTAATATAGTTTTATCAAATTTTTCATTATAATTTATCTTAGGTGATTGAACTTTATTTTTTTTAGAAAATTCAGCTGAAGTTTTATTAAAATCTTTTATTACATTTTCTATTGGAACAGTTTTTTTATTTACTTTCATAGAAGTTTTACCTTCATTTAGGGCATTTATTATTCTTTGAAAAGGTAGATCAATTTCATTTGCTTTTTTTCTGTTAATTACTTTTTTAATACTTTGAACCTTAGTTGTATAACCCGGTGCTATATCAGCTAAGGCACTTATTGAAAAAATTTCATCTAAATTTTTATTTTTTAAAACCAGTTTAGCTCTTTCTGAACGGAATGTATCAGGGTCTAAACCAAGATTTTTATTTACAATAGCCATTTTATAATCCCTTAAAAGACCAGAAGAAAACCTAAAGCTTTTTTTCTTAAATTGAGATTTACCGTCTGCCACCTCGTCATCAATACCAGTTAATATATTATCAACAATATCATTTATAACATTTTGTGTAGGTAACCTCATTCCATCTGGTTTTTTTCTTGCACCCTGTATAACTTTTAAATAAGTCATTACATCATTATCGGTTTGTCTAACCATTGCTTCTGCTTTTTTTAAATCTTTTGAAGACATGTTTTTAATGTCTCCTTCTGGAAACTGATCTCCATAAATAATTTTAGCTAAATCTTCACTGTTTGATAAATCTGGATCTAATTTAAACTCATCATTAATTATTTTTAGAACTGCGTTTTTAGTTTCCATTTTCGCATCAGTAGCTTTGGAAAAATTTATTTTAGTAGCTGCTTTTTTCTCTTCTTGTCCTAAATTTTTTAATAAACCTGTTCCGGGTTTTTCATTTATACCTAGTGATCTTGTTATTAACATATCCCCAGATCTACCCTTAGTTAAACCAAAATATTCTTTAATTATGGGTCTTGAAACATATTCACCTTTTTTAATTTTATCTTTAACAAAAGTTTTAATATCTTTTTTAATTTTAGCTGATTGATATCTACTCATAGGTAAATTTCTCTCAGCTTTTAATTTAGTTGCTTCTTTATTAAAAATATCTACAGTTTCTTTTGTAACATTACCAAAATCAAACCCTGCGCCTTTAGATTTAGGTGTGTAAGTTATCCCGGCTTTTTCAAGAGCGTCTGTTATAACTTTGTATGCTTTTGGATAATCTCTTTGCCCTGTAGCACTAAAAAGTCTTTGAAAGTTTTGTGGACTAAAAATACTTTGTTCTTTACCAAAAGATAAAGCACTTAAACCATCTACAAAACCAGTTCGTCCGCCGTTTTGTTTTGATATACGTTCTTGTGGGCTGTATTCTATAATTCTATCTAGAATAGACATTCTATTCTCCTAATAAGTAAGCAAGACCACCTGATGATAAACCAACTCTACCACCTGATGCATAATCATCATAGTCATAATAATCACCTTGTCTTTTTGTAACGTAGTCAGATGTTTCTCCTATATCACCTTCATTAATTTTTTTAACTTTTTCTTTTCTTTTTTTAGAAGCTATAAATTCTTTCATAGTAGGTCCCTTACCTGTTGCGTATTCTTTTAGTTTTGAAACATCTGTTTCTAAATCACTTATGCTACTTCCAATATTCGGTTCTGGGTCGATAGTATAATCATCAGGGCCATTGGATCTTGCAGCTAAACCTTGTTCAAAAGTTTCAAACTCATCTACGGCTTTCATACCTTGTGTAGCTTCATCTGCCTGACCTTTAGTGTAAGATAAACTTACTGGTTCATCAAGCATTACATTTGGACTACTATAATCAACTCTAATAGAATCTGTATCCAGATCTCTATAAACTG